GCAAGATGGTTGGTGACTCGCTGATTGGCCAGCCGGCAATAATTGCATCGTTTAAGTATTCCATGCAGCCTTTGTACGGCAACGTGGTGGTGGATGCAATGGTGGGCAACGTGGGCACAACACTGTTAAGCGTGGTAGTAATCTGTACGCCCGGCTGTAGTTTTGGCTCTGGTGGTTTGCTGGCATCCCACAACAACACAAACGCTGCTAAACCGCTAATAAACCATGCACCTATTTTGATTGCTAAATAACTCATTTTTTCTCCAATTGGTAAGGCGTTTGCCAAGAGTCACCGACAGCACTCTTAAACGCGATTTGTGCGTGTAATACTTTGCCGTTATCAGGGTCGCGGAATATCTGTACCAACACCATTTGATCTGTGTCTAGGTGAGTTGTGTAAACCTCGTAAACGTATGTTTTGGCATCAGCCATATTGCATCTCCCCTTATCGCCGGTCATCCGACCTTAGAGGATCACTGTGGCAATTCGGTGAATACCCTCTTAAACGCTTGCTGTATAAGGCTTACAGGCTGGTTGACAAACATTGGTGATACCTCTACGTGCAACCAATCGCCGCCCGGTGCACCGTGTATCTCTGGCTTGCTGTACGACTTCCATGCTTGACGATCACAACGCCAGCCACGCCCAAATGCTTTAGGGAAATAATCAAGCACGCACTCAACACCTAACTCGTTTGCGTTGGCTAACACAATATTGATAAACGCAATAGAGCCTTTACGATTTGCGTCTGGGTGTTGCTCTGACGGTCGGTAAGACAAGTCAACTGCTCGACCAGTGGCATGCACACTTAATGATGTTTCACTGCCACGCATATTGCGTACTCCCCAAGAGCCGTTATTCCAAAACGAGCCGCCACCATATTTGATGGCTTGCCGTATCCACTCATCCATGCCGGGTAGTGGGCCAGCGGCAGCACCGTCACTGTTGCCTGTGTACGGTTTAGACCCGATGACTTTAGGGTTGGCTGGTAGTACTGCCATCATCAAGTTTTCGTTTAAGACCGTTTGCGGCAACTAAACCAGACAATGTGCCGGTCATAAAAATTGAGAGCGTTTTAAGTAAATCTATAAACGCTGCGTCATTTGGCGATTGCTCTACCGGTTGGTCAACAAATCCTAAAAAGTAAACAAAACCAATAACGGTGACAGCAAATGTTATTGCGATTGTGCACGCGACAAACACAATCATGCGTGCATGTAAGTAGTCAATCTCGCTACGGTCTTTAGCCATTGCTGACCCTTTCGCATTGAGTGATAGTCGAGCAACGCGTCAACGCACTGTTGCGTGTTTTATGTGGTGCGTTAACGCGTGTTGTTTCGCAAGCGGTCAGGACAAATGCAAGCATGACACTAGCCAAGTAATAGCGCGGCTTCATCGGCTGTAATTCCTAGCCTGTCAAGTAAAGCCTGTCGAGCATTGGCTCTGTCTGTTTCGGCTTTTGCTGCGGCTTTGTTTTCTGTTTCTTTAACTTTCACCCAAGCCTCATGTGTAGCAATTTCTTCTGCTGTCATGTCTCGATCTGTGCCGTTGTCATTAATTTTCATTGTCATACCGTCTTTGAGTATCCGTAAATTGCGTATGTGCCAGTCATTGTTCCAGATGAAACAAGTATTTCTATACCGTCATAGGCTGTTCCAGTTGTATGTTGTCCGTAAATATTTTGGACTAATGCGCCACCTAAACCGCCGCCGCCAGCAACAAACTGTGTTGCTTGTGCAAGTTGCGGGCCCATAATGCTCAATACGACTGCTTCTTTAGTGCCGTTGCCATAATATGCAAAATCAAAAGACGTTTGTGTTGTTCTTGCATTTGTACTTACAGTGGTTGTAAAACCCTGTATTTGCTGTGACGTGTAGTTTGTGCTTGCACTTGTTCCACTTACGCGCAATTTAAGATTAGGGCCAGCGGTTGTTGACGTTGTGTAATTTAACAACAAAAGATAATTGGTGTATGTGCTGGTAAAAATACCGTCGGCCGTAACACTTGACGAAGTCGTAAATGCTGTTTCTGCTTTGACACAAGTAAGGCCGGATGTAGCGGCGGCGGCAGGCCCGACAGTAGCCCACGCTGAGCCAGTGTAATATTGCACAACATCTGTGCTTTCCAAATAGCAAAGTTGGCCCTCTGCCAATGCTTTGTTACTGCCACCAAACGCCGCGTCACGCGTAACGGTTGTTGCAAATACTGGTACGCCTGTGCCGGCACTTAGGTTCTGCTGATTTGCGGTCAGCACTTGATTTGCCACGAACAACGGAACGGTGGTCTGCGTGTTTGCCATAGTTTTACTTTACATCAAGCGAGCGCGTTGGTGGTAGATATAGTGCCGTAGGTAATGTCATCTAAAATCAGGTCTGACAGCACGGTTGTGGCTGCCGTGTAGATCGTGACTCGATGTCCGGTAGAGACATTGATGCGGTGCTCTATACCCTCAACCGATAGGTCTTGAGTGATTGTTAGCGGTGTGCCAGATGCAAAGGTTTTAACGGCCGTCACCGTGTCACCAATTTCCGTCTTAGTAAGTGCCGTTTTTTGTGGGTCTGTCAAAGTAATAAAACTTGTTGAGATGCTGGTAAAACGTGGCAACGGTAATGGCACAAGTAGGTAACTGGCAAGCGTGGCAGCCTGTGCATTAGTGCTTAAAAGGCTGTCCGTGATCGCTTGTGTTTGCGTAAAGTACTGGCTAATTGAGGCAGTGTCTTTAGCATTTTGTAATGTTCCGCCAACCTCAATGGTCACATTGGCATTGTTAATTACGGGCGATTGGTCAAACTCAACTTGTAGCACGTCATAATGTGTGCCTGCACCTGTGTCGGTAAACGTGGCAATAGGTGTTGAGAGGGTTGTGCCGGTGCGAGCCTGTGCGGTGAGCACGTTGGTGCGGCTGCAAAAGATGCGGCCTTGTTCTGCCTCTTGGATGCGGTTGAGGTAGGCGTTGACGTTTGTGCCACTAGCGATCGTGTAAGCGCCTAGCGTGGCTGTAGGCGAGGCTGTAAGCGATGTAGTGCCTGTGTAGTTTGCGGCCGTTAAAACGGCTGTAATGCGCGCTGATGAGGTTTGAGCGCTGGTGGCGGTTTCGGGCAAGAAACCTTGTGACAGGGTATAGATATCATCGGCTGCAAATACCGCATATTGGGTTAAACCATCCATTGTGTATTGCTGATTAAACGTGGTGATCTTGCCTGTAAATAGGCGATCACCGTTACGGCTTAACCTGATGTCTCGTAATGGCGCTAGTCCGGGTTGTTCTGTGAGCGTGTTGTAGTACGGGCTACTGGTGTTAAACGGGTCTAGGTTACGGTTTGTTTTAGGTATGTTTATTGACACCGCCATCTGTCCCGGCCCGAACACATCGCGCGGTCGTTTACGGCCTCGACTAATGGTTATGTCTTGCACAAGGTTTGAGATATCCACATAATCTGTGCCATCGCCGTCTAAGACGGCAGTGCCGTTAAGCGTTGAGTCATCCAAATAAAACGCTGATGAGTCATAACCTGTGGAAAGTTCTAGTAGGTAATCGCCACCTGAGATGACGGCTGCACCAGCCATTACCTAATCGCCAGATTAAGTGGCCCGTACACCTGCGTGTATTGGGTCAGACTGTCCAAGACCGCTTGCCCTGTTTGCGCGTTGCTCAACACACCGTTGACGTTAATTACTACAGAACCGCCACCCGGTATGCCACCGCCCTGCTCTGGTGTCATGTTAATTGGTGTGACTGATGGGCCAGCAAGTGCACCGCTAAACGATGCCGCAATGCCTTTGACGTCTGCAATCTTGAGACCTTTAGCACCCAATCGTTTTTGTGCCTCAGCAAACGCGGCCTCAACACCTTGCAAATATGATTGCGCGTTAGACACACCAGCGCCATACCATTGATTTGCAGCCTGCTGGCCAATAAGTGCGGCAGCGACTTTTGCTGAGTCAACTAATTGATTAGTTTTTATGATGGCGTTTGCGCCACCCTTTATTAGTTCTTTTGCAATTGCCGCACCAGACTCACCACCAGCATCGAGTACTGCCTTTAACGAGTCTTGGGACAAACCCATTGTCAACAAGGTTGATACATCGTCTGCATAACTTTGTATGCCGGTAATTTGTGAAGTTAACCCTTCAAGAAATCCAGCAGTTACATCAGCGCCGGCTTCAACAGCGTTGACCGCTTCTGTTGCTTGATCAAATTGTTCTTTTATTCCATCAAAATATGTTTGAGCCGCATCAACGCCTTGACCGTAAAAACCTTTAGCCGTTGACATACCAAGTTGTTCAGCAGTATCTTGTACCGATTTGACTAATGCGTTTACGCCTTCTGGGCCTGTAATGTCATCTTGAGCGCCAGCCAACAAGTTATGTGCGATTGCTGCGCCTGCCTCAGAACCGGCAGCCAAAATTTGTGTTAAGGCTTCTTGAGATAAACCGCGTTGCAACAATGATTGTACGTCTGCCGTATAAGTTTTTATTGCTTCTACTTGATCGCGTAAACCGGTAATAAATCCATCTTTGCCTTCGTTGGCTTTCTTAAAACTAAATGACTCTTTAATTCCACTAGCGACAGTTTTTGCAAAATCAGTAAACGCCGTTTTTGCGTTTCTTAATTGATCTGTTGCTTTATCTAAAGTTTTGTTTAATCCGTCTGCTATTGCTTTGTTTGACTCTTTAACTGCTGTTGCTAAAGTTTTTGATTTTTCGGCTGCATCAGATAAAACTTTTCCGAAACTAAACCCGTCTTTAATGCCGTCTGAAACAGTTTTAGAAAAATCATCAAAATTGTTTTGTGCTGTTTTTAATTTGTCTTTTGCATCGTCAAGCGCTTTGTTCATTTCTTGAGTAAGTGCCTGTGAAGCCTTTTTAACAGCGGCTTCTAATTTCTTTAATTTGTCTGTAGTACCCGGTGGTGGTAAATCTTTGGCGGCATCGGCGGCGGCTTTTGCATCCTCTGCAAGTTTCTTGGCTGCAAAACTGCTGTAATCAGAAGCGCTTCCCATGTTTTTAATGCCGGCAGCAAAATTGTCAAAACTTGCGCCAAGTGCATCAACGTCAATTAAATCGTCAAACGCTTTACCTAAAAATCCTAAAGCCTTGCCGGCTTGGCCCATAGCAAAAAGAGCAGTAGCAGCAGTAACTACAGCAAACTTATATAAAGCATTGGCGGCTTTAGCAGATGTGACAGCAACTTGCTTAAACGCGTCAACCATTCCCGGCCCAAATGAACCCATCTCAAACAACGCTTGCTGCAAGCCTTTAACAAGACCTTTTTCGCCAATAACTTCAGCGACACGCTCAAACGCTGGAGTAACTTCATCGTTAAAAAACTTAACGGCTTTAAGAAAGATTGGTAAAAATGCTTGACCAAGATTGGTTTGTATGTTTTCTAAAGTTGCTTTTAATATCTTTTGTTGTGCAGCAAGACCGGTTGATGTTCGACCAAAATCTCCTTGCGCGTCTGATGTTTGATCAAATATAACTTTTTGTGCAGCCAATACTTTTTGTTGTGCTGTTAGTGCTGCGTTGCCGGAATAGATACCTAGTTCAGTTGCAGCGGCTTTAAGTGTTGTGTCATTAAGTAACACGCCATATTTTCGTAGTGGCTCAGCCTCACCACGCAACGCTGATCCAATTGCAGATATTGCATCGTCAACTTTTGTGTTGCTAAAGGATGCAAGGTCGGCTGCCAATGTTACAAATTGGATACTAAAATCTGATAAATCTTTACCTGCTAGGCCAGCAGATTTGCCAAAAATAGCAAACGTACCTGCAGCCTGTAACGCGGCTGTCTCACTTATGCCTAAAGAACGGTTGGCAGTCTGTGCAAAGTTTTCTACCTCTTTTGATATTGCACCAAACACGACTGTGTTTTTACTTATTGCCTCGTTGAAATCTGATGCTTTTTGGATTGATGAATATGCAAATGCAGAAACCGCTGTTACAGCACCAGCAATAGCAGCGCCAGCAATTAGGGTTGATTTTGTTAAACCGCCAAAAGATTTTTCGGCAGCGCTAACACCTTTATCCACAAAACTAGTGAGGATGGGTATGTTAATTGCCATAGTTAACCTTAAGGTTTCTGTTGATTGCTTTCTCTACATCATGCACTACTTCAAGCACTTTTAGCGTGACTGGCAAACGGCCTTTTTCTACAGCCTTATCAATTGCGCGTGGTTCTTGACCTACCTCAGCATTAAGGTTGCTGACAAATGTTGACAAGGTGTTTCTGCCTGCATGGTCATAAATTGCGCCGGCTGCATCCGCTTGCTGGATTGTCATAAGTTGATAAGGTTTTGCGCCATAAACAACTTGCTCTGTATAACCGCCTCGATCAAAGTTTACATAGCGTTCTTTGCTTGCGCGTTTTCCAACTTTTACCTTAAAGCCTTTTTGCACTTGGCTTGTTTTCCAATTTGTTTCTCGGCCTTTAATTAGATTGCCACGCACCATGCCAGATAATGGTGCGCCATTGCCAAGAGAGTTAGGAAATGATGCAACCATTGATCGAGCATCACTAATAATTTGTTCTCCAGCGCCCTTAATTCGTTTAGTTATTTCGCGCCTAAAAGTAGGGTCAATGCTATTAAGTTCAGCCAACGCTTCTTTAATACCAGTGATACGCACGTTAGGTGAGGCAGAAGCCATTATCGGCTGCCGCGTTGCTTGTTAAGTATCTCGATCACGGCGTTCATATCGTCTGCCTCAAATGTAATCTCTGGTGGCCAGTAGCCGGTGGCAACGAGGATTTCTGCCAGCGCTCGCCTTACTGAGCCGTTTCCGCTTTTGGGTCTTGTGTCTCCAAGACATCAATGCTTAAAAGTGTTGCAATAAATTGATCAAGCGATCCGGGCACAGTTGTACCAGATGCACGGGTTGCCTCGTAACACAAGTAGGCCAAATCTTCAACACCAATACCTGATGCCATTTCTGACGCTTTGCGCTTGTATTTGCGTTCCCATGCGACAACGGTTGAAAGGTTGGTTACAACCTCATTTGTTGTGCCATCGTTAAACGTGGCTTTAAGTCTTAATTGCATCTTGCCTCTTTCGTGTCGGGCCGTTGCCGGCGAGAATTAGTTAAGCGATTGCTACTGAGTATGCGCCACCAGTAAAAGTAATGTCAATTGTGTCAAGTGCGCCTATTGCGCCGTTAACGATTGGCAGTGACTCTAAATACGCGGCAGTAAGTGTTGACTCAGGGTTTGTGGCAGATGTAGCCGCCGATGTCGGTTTGACTTTAACAGTCACCTGTGTGCCAACTAAAGCCTTAAGTGTTGCGTAAGTTTCTGAGACAGCAAACGAGTTATACATTGTCACAGTAAGTGTGCTGTTTTCAAGACCACCAACGTATGAACGATTGGTTTGACCAAATGCTGTTGACTCAAGCGACTCAATTAAACGTGTAAAAACTGCTGCAGTGCATTGGTCAGTCATATCAACTGAGTTGATTGTGACTACTGGATTAGATAGGTAAGTGCTGGTGGCCATGTGGGTTACTCCTCGTTGGTGTCTTTAATAGGTTTATCAGATTTTGTGCTCTTAATGGTGGATTTAATAAACCCACCCTCAATCAGTGCCTCAATGTTGACACCATCGACAGGCTCATAGGTATCGCCTACTGTGCCTAATCTTGGTGATGCAATTGTGTATGCCATGTTTTATGTCCTAACTTTGTGCCTGCACATTGATATTTAGATCATACGCTGCTAACTCGCTACCACCGATAATAGCAATAGTTGGCCTGCCATCGGTAACACCTATTCGAGCGCTGACTACTTTTGCTGCCAAGTTCATGAGGCTGCGTTGAGCATCTAAGTTGCCCGGCCCGAGAGTAAGCAACCTGACCGGATATGACAGGGTAAACACGGCACGGCTAAAACCTGTAAAAGATGGCGCATCAATAAAGACGCACGGCGGCGAGATATTGCGAGGATCAGTTATTACGGCAAGACCAGTGATAGCGCCAAGTGTGGCTGCAAGGTTGTCCAGCGCCGTGTTAAATAGATCGGTGTAGGCAACTGGTGTAGGCATTAGGCAACCTGTGCGCGGTTGACACCTAGCAATTGTTTAATCATTGGGCTAAGGCCGTTAGAACCACCAGAGACCATGCCATCAAACGATGCAAAGTCTGTGACAGAGCCGCGCTGACGGTACAAAAAACCTCCATAGGCGCGTGTGCCTAAACCTACGGCTGTGGATGGCAGCACTGTTAGTGAGTCGTGGTAGCCAGCCTCTTGCCTACGCAAGAAACAAAACGCTGAGGCAGCGGCCGCACACAAAGTTAAAAAAGTGGCATCAGCCGCCGTTGCTGTACCGATGCCAAGCCAATCCTCAACATCGGTTGCAGATACCCAAGTGCAAACCTGATTGTAAGTAAGCGTGCCAGTGGTAGTTGCTACTCGATCAACGTCTGTGCCTGTGCACCGGTACAAAACCTGATTAGGTAATGCCACGTTTGTGTTGTACAACGGAAAACCATCAGAATCAATACCAATGTACAAATACTGTGGCAAACCTTGTACAACAAATGTGCCGTTAAACGGTACGGCAACTGACGCGATAGTAACGTTTTCACCAATAGCGATCTCTGTTGGCTCAAGCGTTTGCACTACCGCGTAGTTGTCTAGCAATTGCTTGCTGGTGACTGTGTAATTACTCATGGCGGTGAGGCCGCCTCTCGACTAAGCCTGTGTGATCTTTTGAATCATGTTTGCGTTGGCCTTAAAGGTTGCCGCATATCCGAACACGCTCATCTGGCGGCCAAGTGTAGATGGCAACTCAACTGAGAGCATCCCACGATCTTGGCGATACACCTCAAACGCATTTTTGTTCATAATGACCATAGTTTTGGCGGCAAAGTTGTTGTCAACTACAATTTCCAAACCGAGTGGGTTCATACCTGACCATGATGTAGCCGAGCCAGCGCCGAGCGTGTTCATGCCGTTAAGACCCGGTGCGCCGATTGCTGGAAAGATTGGGCGGTTTGTGGTGTCAACGAGTTGACCCATCAATGCCCACGTTGCTGGGTCTACAAAGATGTGTGTTGGCAACATATTTGTGGCCTGCGATGAAACTACTGCTGCATCGTAAATTGATTTCATCAAG